GAAGAAAAACATTGCTGGCGATATGGGCGCTAAGTCCAGCCAGCCAGCGTCGAAAATGAGCACTGTTGATCCGCTTGAGCGTTTAAATCAAAAGATGTCTGGCCGCATGCAGGGCGGTGATCCCAAAAAAGCCAAGCGTAAATCAATGATGAAAAGCTTTGGGCTGTCCTGATGGAAGTTTCCCCAATGATTGCCAAGCTTGACCGCAGGTTTAAGCAGCTACAGGGCCAGCGCAGCAATTGGGAAAACCACTGGCAAGAGCTGGCTGACTATATGTTGCCGCGCAAAGCCGACATAACCCGCAAGAGGACGCAGGGCGATAAGCGCACAGAACGCATTTTTGACGGCACAGCCATTCACGCTGTTGAATTGTTGGCGTCCTCACTACACGGCATGTTGACCAGCCCGTCAACGCCGTGGTTTGCTATGCGGTATCGTGATCCTTTGCTGCAAGGCAATGACGCTGCAAACGAATGGTTAGAGCTAGCCATAGATCAGATGTACCAAGCGTTTAATCGCAGCAATTTTCAGCAAGAAATACATGAGCTTTATTATGACTTGGTGGTGTTTGGCACTGCTGCGCTTTACGTTGAGGGCAATGACGATGGTTTAAACTTTAGCAGCCGTCACATTGCTGAGATTTACATATCTGAGGATAGCAACGGCACGGTAGATACAGTTTATCGTAAGTTTAAAATGACTGCCAGAGCAATGGCCCAGAGGTTTGGCGAGGCTAACTTGCCGCAAAAGTGCGCAAAAGACCTAAAAAATGAGCCTTACGCTGAGCATGACGTAATTCACGTTGTGTTTCCTAGGGGTGAAACTGGCGGTAAGTTTGCCAAGAATAAGCCGTTTGCCAGCATCTACTATGCTTTAGACGGTAAGAAGCTGCTGAGTGAAGGCGGCTACGATGAATTTTGTTTTATGGTGCCTAGGTTTAACAAAGACAGCGTTTCAACCTATGGTAGATCCGTATCGATGAACGCTCTGCCAGACACCAAAATGTTGAATAAAATGTCTGAGGTGACGATCAGGGCTGCACAGAAGCAGATTGATCCACCGCTTATGGTGCCAGATGACGGCTTTATGCTGCCTGTCAGAACAACGCCGGGATCGCTTAACTTTTACCGCGCTGGAACCCGTGACAGGCTTGAGCCGTTGCAGATTGGGGCGAATAATCCTTTGGGATTGGCGATGGAGGAACAGCGCCGCAATGCAATCAGGCAGGCGTTTTTCGTTGATCAGTTAATGATGGCGCAAACTGGCGGCAACATGACTGCAACAGAAGTGCTTAGTCGCAACGAGGAAAAGATGCGCTTGCTTGGCCCGGTTCTAGGACGGCTGCAAAGTGAGTTGCTGCAACCAATGATTGCAAGATCATTTGGGTTGCTCCTCAGGGGCGGTTTGCTCCCACCCGCTCCTGAGGAATTGCAAGGGCAAGACATTGAGATTGAATATGTCAGCCCATTGGCGAAGGCGCAAAAGCTGACAGATCTGCAATCTATGCTTCGCGGGTTTGAGGTGCTGATGCAGGTCAATGAAATTGCACCTGTGATGGATTACTTGGATACCGACAAGCTGGTGAAATACTTAGTTGAGGTCACAGGCATACCGGCCAGAGTTGTTAGATCTGACGCTGAGGTAGTTGAAATGCGTGAGCAACAGCAAGAGCAAGCAGCACAACAGCAAGAGCAACAGCAGCAAATGATGACGGCTGAAACCTTGGGCGCTGCGGCACCAATGGTGAAAGCTGTTGGCGGCTTACCACAGTGAAGCAGATAGAAGATCTAAAGCTAGCCTACCGCCGTACCTTTGATAATGATGACGGCGAAACTGTTATCGCTGATTTAAAAACACGGTTTGCATTTGAGCAAACAACATTTGTTTCTGGCGATCCATATCAATCGGCATTTTTAGAAGGCCAGCGCAGCGCTGTGCTGCTGATCGTCAGAATGCTGGCTGAGGATGCCAAACTTAAAAGGTAAATAATATGACTGAAGAGGCAATCCCGCCACCGGGATCTCAAGACGTGGCTGAAGCAGCCGCGGCAGTTAGCTTTCTGGACAGCTTACCAGAAGATTTAAGAGGCGAACCAAGCTTGCGCAACTTTACTGACGTTGGCGCGTTAGCCAAGAGCTACACACACGCGCAGCGCATGGTAGGCGCAGATAAGATCGTTAAGCCACATTCTAGCTGGACTGACGATCAGTGGACAGAGCATTACGCTAATACCGGCAGGCCAGAGGCGTCGTCAGGCTATGAGTTTGAACGGCTTAACGGCGCGATGAATGACAACACGTTAGAGCAATTTCGTGAAAGCGCGTTCTCCGCTGGGTTGTCTGGCAAGCAGGCGCAAAAGGTCGCTGAGTTTATGGACAGCGGCTTAGGTCAAATGGAGACTGACCGGGCTGAACAGGCAGAAACTCTGCGCCATGAGGGTGAACAGATATTAAGACAGGAATACGGCAGGGCGTTTGATCAAAAGATCAGCCAAGCCCACAGCGCGGCTAGGCAAATGCTTGGCGGTGATGCCGAATTGCTTGAGACGGTTGAGTTAAGTGATGGTCGTTTGCTTGGCGATCACCCTGATATAATTAAGATGTTTAGCGCTTTTGCTGAACAGATTGGCGAGGATAACTTGCACGGCGATACAACTGAGGCGGTAATGACGCCGGGTGAAGCATCGCAGCAATTAAGTCAGATAACTAGGTTGGACGGGCCATATGGAATGGCTAACCATCCAGAACATGATGCTTATGTTGAGGAGGCTTTGCGCCTTCGCAGCTATCTATAAGTTTAGCGGATAAGCGAAAGCCCCGCGCACCAAGCTTGTGTGTCAAGCAGACTGACAATCTTTAACGCCGTCATACAAGTCTAAATCTATCATACTTGTATGACGGCAACGTCAAGCACGGCCCCAAACGGGATAACCGCCGCGATCAAAACCATTATATTTCAACAGCTTAGGAGTGAGACAAATGTCCTCACAAATCACTACAGCTTTTGTCCAGCAATACTCTGCCAACATCCAAATGCTCTCGCAGCAAATGGGTTCGCTGCTGCGTGATGCAGTAACAACAGAGTCCGTCACTGGCGAAAAAAGCTTCAGCGATCAGGTCGGCAGTGTTGCCGCACAGCTTCGCACGACTCGACACGCAGATACCCCGCTAATCGATACACCGCATTCAAGGCGCATGCTTTCGCTTGCCGATTATGAATACGCTGATTTGATCGATTCTCAAGATAAAGTTCGTCTGTTAGCAGATCCTACTTCAACCTATGCACGAGCCGCCGCAGCCGCGATGGGCCGGGCGATGGATGACGTGATCATTGCCGCTGCTATTGGCGTGGCTAAGACCGGCAAAACTGGTTCAACTGATACGAGCCTGCCAAGTAGTCAAAAAGTTGCGCACGGTTCTGCGTCTTTGACGATAGCAAAACTGCTGTCAGCAAAGCAAATCTTGGATGAATCAAGTGTTGATCCTTCAATCCCTCGTTACATTGTTTGCGCGCCAAAACAGATTTCAACTTTGCTTGGCACAACGCAAGTCACGTCGAGTGATTTTAACACTGTAAAGGCTCTTGCAACTGGATCTGTGGACTCGTTTATGAATTTTAAATTCATTGTTTCCAATCGCTTAACGCTTGATAGTGACGGCAATCGCGCCGTGATTGCATTTGCTCAAGAGGGCATCAAGCTGGGAATTGGCAAAGAGCCAACCGCCCGTATCGATGAACGCGCAGATAAATCATACGCAACTCAAGTTTACTACTGCCAGAGCATTGGGGCTACCCGCATGCAAGAAGAAATGGTCGTAGAAATCGCGTGTACAGAATAGGAGGATTGAACAATGGCTAATGTAAATACAAGCTTGGTGACAAACCTTCTTTCGTCACCACCAAATATGAATGCAGCACAGCAGCTTGGCGGCTCAATGAGAGTTGCTGCTGGTACTATCGCGCTTACCGCTGGCGATCTTTCTGCCAACGACACAGTAATGCTCGTGCAAGTGCCAACCAACGCAGCAGTTTTGTCAATCAAGATCTTCAACGATGATCTGGACTCAGGCACAACAAACACTTGCGATGTTGGGCTGTACACTGCTGATGGAAACGTCACAGCAAAAGACGATGATTGCTATGCTTCAGCAATCACTGATCTGCGCGGTGCTGTCACTGTCGGAACTGAAGTAGCTTTTGAAGCGCGCAACATCAATCTCATGGGTCAGAAGGTCTTTGAGGATGCTGGCGACAGCGCCGATCCCGGCGGCTTCTATCTGATCGGTCTGAAGTTTGACGCAGCGGGTAACGCTGCTGGCGATCTTTCATTCCTAGTGACCTACGCGGTTGACTAAACAAGGCGGGGCGGTTAGCCGCCCCACCACCTTTTATTTTGAGGTGCTTGCATGACTTCTAACGTTGATATTGCCAACGCCGCGCTCAACATCTTGGGCGCAAGCAACATCTCTACATTTGATGAAAATTCAAAAGCCGCACGGCTGGTCAACCAGCGATACGGTGCGATCCGCGATGCAGTTTTCGCGTTGCATCCTTGGAACTGCCTGATCAGGCGCATTGCTCTGGCGCAATCCAGCACTGTGCCAGCTTTCGGTTATGAGCATGAATACCCGTTGCCGACAGATCCATTTTGCTTGCGTGTCTTGGAGTTTTCAAACGGCACCCAAAGCTACCCGCAAGATAATATGATGACTTCAACCGGCGAACCTGTGTTTGTGATTGAGGGCCGCAATCTTGTCACCAATGAGGACACAGCAAAGATCAAATATGTTGCGAGGGTAACTGACCCGCAACAATATGATCCCGGATTAATTGAAGTGCTTTCAAATGGCTTGGCCGCTGAAATTTGCTACGCGATTACTGGCAGCACAACTATGAAGCAAGTCACAGCAGAAGACTTTGACAAGAAACTGCAATCAGCGCGGTTTGTTGATTCTACGCAAGGCGCACCGCAGCGAATTGAAGCATCTGACTTTATTGAAAGCCGCTTTTAAATGGCGCGATCAGCCCCAGCCTTTTCAAGCTTTTCAGCGGGTGAAATCAGCCCGTTACTTGAGGGCCGTGCAGGTCTTGAGAAATATCGCGAGGGCTTGGCTGATCTAACAAATATGATCGTCATGCCCACAGGTGGCGTCAAGCGCAGACCCGGCACAGAATATCTTGGCGAGGTTAAGGCTAGCGCAAATAAAACGCGGCTAATCCCGTTTCAGTTCAAAACGTCTGATACTTATATTCTTGAGTTCGGCGATGAAATCATGCGGGTTTACCGTAATGATTTGCAAGTGCTTACCGGCGCAGCCAAGACCATTACGGCTATAACAAAAGCCAGCCCCGGCGTCCTGACCAGCAACGGCCACGGCTTTGCCAACGGCGATGAAATATTCATATATGATGTTGGCGGTATGGTTGAGCTTAACGGTAGAAACTACCGCGTTGCCAACACAGCCACCAACACGTTCACGCTGACTGATTTATTTGGAAATGCGATAAACACCAGCGCATTTACAACTTTCACATCTGGCGGCAAAGCTGAAGAACTGTTTGAACTTGCTACGCCGTATGAAAAAGATGATTTAGCAGCGCTGCGCTTTGTTCAATCTGCCGACACAATGTTTTTTGTGCATCCTTCTTACGCTATCCGCACATTGACACGCACAGATCACAATGCTTGGGCGTTTGCCACCCCAACTATCGGTGGTTCGCCTAGCCCTGCTTTAAACACGTCAGGCAACTATCCATCAGTAGTGACGTTTTTTGAGCAACGGCTAGTCTTTGGCAATACAAATAACAATCCGCAAACTTTGTGGTTTAGCAAGAACGCTGACTATACGAATTTTACCGTTGGCACTGGCGATAATGACGCTCTGATTTACACAATTGCCTCAAATCAGGTAAACGCTATTAGATACCTGTCACCCACCCGCGTTTTAACCGTTGGCACAACTGGCGGCGAGTATGTTGTAACGGCCACCAGTGACGGGCCAATTACGCCCACAACAACGCTAATCCGCAAGTATTCTAATTACGGTTCTGCAAGTGTTGAGCCTGTGCAAGTCGCTGACGTGACGCTGTTTGCCCAACGTGGTGGGCGCAAGCTGCGCGAGTTTAAATATGTGGGCGAGGTTAATTCGGGCGGCTATCAAGCACCCGATATGACGGTGCTTGCAGAACACATAACTGAGGGCGGCATAACTGAGTTTGCCTACCAGCAAGAGCCAGAAAGCATTGTCTGGTGTTTGCGTTCTGACGGCACACTTTTGGGCATGACCTTTCGCCGCGAGGAAGAGGTTGTTGGCTGGCACAAGCACATCATTGGCGGCGTGTTTGGTCAGGCCACAGTCACGGTTACTGATTACGCAAATCTAGCTGTGGGCAGTAAGATTATAATAACCAAGACCGGCGGCGATAGCGTTACGTTTACCAGCGAGGCCGCAGGCGGTTCGGCCCCAGCGGTGACAAATGGCTGGCGTCCAAACACGTCAAACAATGTGACCGCTGATAACATCTTTACAGCAATAAATGCCCATGCTGATTTTACGGTTGCCAACCCGTCGGCAAACGTTGTGACGATTACAGAAACATCAAGAGCGGCGACCGGATATTTAACCATAACAACAAACGACAGCACCCGGCTGGCCGCAACCAGCGAAAGCCAAGCTGTTGTGGAAAGCATTGCACCTCTGCCCACAGATACCGGTAACGATGATCTTTATATGATCGTGAAGCGCACGATTGGCGCGGTCACAAAACGCTATGTTGAGGTGCTAAAGAAGTTTGACTTTGGCAGCGTGACGACCAGCGCATTCTTCGTTGATAGCGGCTTAGCGTATTCTGGTGCAGCAACAACCAGCCTGTCGGGCCTTTACCATGTCACAGGCGAAACGATCAGCATATTAGCCAACGGTGCAACACATCCTGATGAGGTCGTCAGCGCAGGCACAATTGCGCTAGACTTTAGCGCCACCACCGCAGCGGTGGGCTACGCATACACCTCAAACATGCGAACCATGCGGATTGAGTCGGGATCTGTTGACGGCACAAGCCAAGGAAAACCAAAGCGTATTCACGCGATCACGATCAGGCTGCACGAAACCGTTGGCATTGAGGTGGGCAATGATGCCGGTGAGCTAGACCGCATACCATTCAGGGACAGTAGCATGCTTATGGATCAGGGCATTCCATTATTTACCGGCGATAAAGACATAGAATTTGATGGCGGCTTTTCGGAAGATGACCGAATTTTTGTCAGGCAATCGCAGGTTTTACCATTGAGCGTGTTGGCATTATTCCCGCGCATGAACACGTTTGACAAATGACTGTTTTATTTAGCCAAGAGCCTCTAGGCGAAATTGTTGACGAGCTAAAACCTTTGTTGGCGCGTCACTGGTCTGAAATTGCACTGCATCAAGACACGATTAAATTAAATGTTGATTGGGACGCTTATTTTAAACTTGAGGATGACGGTGCGCTGTTCATTTATACTGCGCGTGATGACGGCATATTGGTTGGCTATTTCATTGTTATTGCAGTTTCGCATTTGCATTACAAAGACCACGTTTTTGCTCACAATGACGTTATATTCGTTGCGCCAGAACACCGAAGAAAATCTACTGGTGCAAGGCTAATTCAGTTTGTTGAGGCCCAGCTAAAATTGGCAGGCGTCAGCGTTATGATCATAAATACAAAGCGTCATCAACCATTTGACGATCTTTTAATTAAATTAGAATTTTCCGAAAGCGAAACAATTTATAGCAAATTGTTGGGAGTAGATTAATGGGGATAAGCGGTGCCTTGGCGGCAATCAGTGCGGGGTCAAGCATTGCTGGCGGTATTTCGTCAAAGCGTGCAGCCGATAACGCGGCAATTAAAGCGCAGGCCGCAGCAGAGTTTAACGCTGAGATAATCGAGCGCGATATTGGTCTGCTTGAGAAACAACGCGGCATTATTAACACACAGTTTGGGATTGATAATAAGCGATCTCTTTCGGCGTTTAATCGAGAGGTTCAAGGCACGGTTATAGCTAGCGCGGGTTATGCTGGGTACGAAATAAGCGAAGGAACACCGCTTGAAATCTTGCGGTCAAATGCGCGTGAAATGGATTACCAGCTTGCTGTTGGTGAGTTTAATAATGAGGTTGCAAACCTTCAAATCAGTGACGCGCAAGAGGATAGTAGACTTAACGCAGAGCTAACTAGAATGTCAGGCCAAGCAACCGGCATGCAACTTAAAGCAGAAGGTCGTGCAAGTCTTATTTCTGGACTTGGCGCGGGTGCAAGATCAGCATACAACTCAGGGCTTTTTGAATGAAAATACCAGTTTACACTTCGCAAAGCCGCACCACTACTGAAGCCCCCGGCAAATCGTTTAGCGCCCGAATGGACGCAAGACCGCTTGTTAGCGCTGCGCTTTCAAAAGGCAAAGTCTTTAGCGCAGCGGCTCAAGCTGCTGGCGAGTATGCGCAAGCGCGATACAAGGTCGGCGTCGAGAATGATTTGAATGAAGCACTTTTAGGTGCGCAGGAATCTTTAAGAGATAGCCGCGAAGTTCTGGCAGCTTCGCAAGATTATACAAAAGCTTTGGACGGCGATAGTCCAATTTGGCAAAAAGAAACCGCCGCTATTAAGTCTGCGCTGCTTAAAAAGGTTGGCAAAAACAAGCACGCTCTCACGCAATTCAATGCAAGATTTGGGCAGTTAGAACTGCAAAACAGATTTGCCTTGCGTGATGATATAGACCTTAAACTAAAAGCTGTTGCCGCTGCGAATAGAACCCAAGAGCTAATCCTTGGCGAAAATACAATAGCAGATTTAAACACAAGCATTGCTGATATTAATCTCATCATTGCCGGAGTGAAGCTTAACGGTGATCGTCTTATAGGCTTAGGCGTTGGCAACGGAGAGGCATTAAGCAAGCAAGAGTATGCAATGGTAAAGCGCGGCACGGTTCGCGCATTGTCTAATTTATCTGCGGCCTCTGACGCGCCCATTACGGCCGTTAGTAACGTTCACAAGGCAATAAGAGAGGACAACCCAGCGCTTGCCGGTGTGCAGGGTCAAAAGGTTTATCACCTGTTGAAAACCTTAACGGAAGCAGACCAAGCCGTTATTTTAAGAAGCGTGGGCGCTACTCAATCCTATATAAACGGGCCGACCATTGAGGAAGCAAATGAGCGTAGGGTAACTGCTGCAATCGGCAGGAGCGCAATTCCCTCTATTAAAAAAGCTGTGGAACGCGCAAAAGATGGATTTTTTGTTTCGGATCTTGAAGTTTCGCAAATAGTTTCCGAAATGGCAGCCGCAAAGGCAACCATGACGACAGAAGAGTACGCAGAGGTACAAGCGCAAGCAGATTATTTAAACACAATTTCTGTGGTTGCTGCTGAAACAAGGATTTTAAACGGTGACGACCTAGAGAAATTTATCATAAAGCTTGAAACCGCATTCAATGATGCAGAAAACCCCAGCCAAGCTGATGAGGACATTTTAAAGTTTTTGCGTTCACGGCAAGACAAATTAACAAAGGCTGTTGAGCAAGACCCGTTGCGATGGGCAAATCAAAACGGCGTAAAAATAAATCAAGTTGATTATGGTAATTATGCCAATGAAGATTTTGCAGCAACGTTGCAGGAAAGACTTGCCGTAAGCAACAACGTGCAAGCAATTTACGAACGCGATGCAGCCCAGCTAAAGCCTGTTATTATGACGCAGCAAGAAACCAAAACGGTTGCGACAATGCTAGACAATATGGACGCAGAGCAACAGCTAGGATTTATTCAATCGGTGCAATCTGCATTGGGCAAAGACGCTATTTCATTGTTTGCACAGCTAGGCAATGATGCCCCTATGATGGCCCATATTGGCGGCTTGATCGGCAATGGCACACAGGCGGCATACGATATTTCACTTGGCTTGCAATATGACAAGCAGATTTCAATAAATTCATTAGGTGATACGGGAAACGATATAAATGTGCCGTTTATAACTGCTGACGCTTTTGCCGGTCTGCCTGACTCCATGCGCAATGGTTTAGAGCCTGCTGTTCTTCAGTCTGTTGAGGCAATACTGACGTATCGCGTGAATAATAAGAAACTTGACGTTACGACGATTGACCAAGATTACATGCGCAATCTGATTAGCTACGCAATGGGCGGTTCTAAAGACGGTCAAACTGGCGGCGTTGGGGTTATGGAAAACGGAATGGCTTATTTACGGCCAGACGGCGTTAATGATGAGCAATTCACTGGTGCTCTTGAAAACCTTGCATTTGCCAGACCAGAAGCCGCAGAAACTATTGAAAGCATAATTGGCGCAAACTATACCGTTGCAGCAGTTCGCAGATCAGAAAACGGTGAAATTGTTTACAAGCTATATTTGGTTGATAACACAAAAATCCTAGATGCCACAACATCAGAAGTTGCTGCGTATGGTGATGGTTATGACACCGCTGAAATTGAGTTTACATATGGTGAGCTAATCCAAGCTGGTGAGCAAAAAGCTGCTGCGAAAGCTGTGATTGATAAAGCAAATTTGGCAAAGAAAGCTGTAAATTCAGTGACCACATTCAAGGGGCTTACGGAAGCTGATCTTGATGCTGCAAAGATAACTCTTGACGCTGAATCAAGGCAAGCTGATCGCGCCTTTGTTTCTAAAAGTTCTGTTCTTAATCCAAACGCTGGCAGGGATGCTATGAGCGAATACACTTTGGATGCGTGGCGAGAAATGAGCCGTTCAGAGCGTAAGGCAAAGGGTCTGCCAGTTAGAGGCATAGACGCAATGTCTTTAGGCTTTGATGCTTTTAAGGACACGGAAATAAATGACGCATTAATGAAAAAAATAGCCGATGTTATAGCTGAGGATGCAGAGCAACCGGCAATGACTGTTGAAGCCAGCATAGGTAATCAAGTCGCAGAAGGGCAGTCAACAGGCATAACCGGCGGTGCAGCAGATGCAGAAATTGTGCAATTTAATGCACTAACTGCTATGGGAAAAATTACCTTTGCTGAATGGAATGAAATGACCGCAGCACAGCGTAAGCAAGACGGTTTGCCTGCCACACTCCAAGATGTAAACACGCTGGGGTTTAGCAATTTTGACACAGACGGCACAGCGGGTTTAAACAATTGACCGTCCTTAACTTTCCAGACAGCGGCGGCAGATCAGTTTTGTCGGGCAGCACAGCCATGACGCAGCCGCTTTCAACTTTTGGTGAAAACGTATCCGCGGGATATTTAGAAGCAAGAGCGTTGCAACCTATCAGCCCTTTGCGGTTTGAACGTGATTGGTGGGATGGCGTTGTTACTCAAATCAAAGAACAGACCGGCGAAACATTTAGAAATCCTGTGCAGCCTATTGCCTTCAATCCGCTTTTAGAACGCGGTGGCTACTATGCCCACACAGCGCAAAACATTCAGAAATTTGTCAAAGAAAACCAAGACAGGCTACGCTTGGGGCACCCAGACGAACCGGGCGGCTCCAATTTGCTAATGCTTGATGGCCCTGCGTTTGGCGTCAAGATGGGAGAAATGTCTAGGGAACAAGCCTTGAGTGAAATAGCAGAGGCCGACGAAGTTTACGGGCGTTCTAGGGGCGTTGTATCGTCGTTAGGTCGTTTGCTGGGTTCGCTTGGTGGGTCTGCAACTGATCCCTTTAACGCAGGTGTATCTTTAACAATGGCTGCAATGTCTGGTGGATTAAGTTTAACCACGCAGCCATTAGCGCAAACTGTGCTGCGCGAGGCAATGCTAGGCATGGCGGCTGAAACCGCACAACAACCAGCGGTTGCGCAGTATTATAAATCTTTAGATCTGCCTTATGATTTCAGCACATTCACCACTATGGTATTGACCGCTGGAACGGTTGCCGGTGCGTTTCCGGTTGCAGTGCGCGGCGGTTTAAAAGCAGGTCAAACAACGGCCAAGATTGTTGGTGTTACTGACGCTCAGATCAAGAAGCTTGCTGACGTGATTTACTCAACAGGCGTTAAAAAATCAGCAGCGGCAAAGGTTGCTGAATTAAAGCTGGACGTGCAGGCAACAAGGGCAGCAGAAAATCCACTTGAGGGACCGGGCGGCAAACTAGAGCATAAGCAACGCGAACTTGCAGGCATTGAATCTGCTATTAATATGCAAGAGCCGAAAATCTCTACTCTGCCAACCAGCGCAGTTAAGACGCAAAGCTTAAAGCAGGTTGAAATCTTTACCCCTGATCAAATTGACTTTGATGCTGCTTTTCCCGCCGCCAGACAAGGTGCAGAAGATTTAAGCGCTGCCACTAAGTATAGCGCAGCAGATGCGGGTGAAATTATTGTCTATGAATTTAGCGATGGTCGCAAGGTTGTAGCTGACGGGCAGCAACGCGTTGGCTTGGCAAAGCGTGCTAAGGCAGCAGATCCAGAGCAACAGGTAGAACTGAAAGCGCGGGTCATAAAGGAAGCTGACGGCATAACAATTGATGAGGCTGTAATTATAGCCGCCGCAGCTAACTCAAACGATATTAAAACGCGCATCAAGGCAAAAAGCAGCACAGTCGAGGAAGTATCACCCGATGGCAAAACGATCAAAGTCAAAGAAGCAGAGCCAACCGAAACCGCAGCTAGACAGTCTGGATCAAGCGGTGGCGAACCTATCGGAGGACGAGGTGATGAAGGCGTATCTGCACGGTCGAATGCTGGCGATGTTGAGCGAAATATCGATAGCCAAGAGCAAGCAAATCTAGCCAAGTTTAGCGAACCCTACGACAGCGAAATATCTGCACAGACTGACGCTATGGTTGACGATATTATTGCAGATTTACAGGCTGCTGATCCAAAGATAAGGGATGACTTGTTAGATGCGGAATACCCTAGCGGGATTCCTTACGGCGATCAGGGTGAAACAGTCCCTACCATTGTGACAGGTCGGCAGATCTTGGACGAAATTGTTCAAGAGGATTTAATGATTGAACGCTTGTCGAGGTGCCCAATATGAGCTTTCGCAACTGTATTGAGGACGCCAAAGCTGAAGGCGTTTTGACTGACGATCAAGCAAAGTATGCGACAGATTTATTTGATAATTTAGAGGCTGAATACAAAGGCAAGATGAATACTGCCGCCGCACAAGCGCAAGCTGGGGCTGATACGTTTGACGCGCTTCGCAAGAAAACAATGCAGCGCAAACGTCAAAAAGCAATGCAGTTACGCACATGGAATCAAATAAAAACTAACATTGAGAACTACAAAGATTGGCGCGGCAAGCCTAACCAAAAGAACGCTGCTATAGCCTTGTTCGCCCAAGATAGACCTGCTGGCTTTGCCAGCGTTGCCCAACGCGAGGAAGCAATCAAGGGGTTTGCTTTTGGCGAAATGAATAGGGTTATCGGCACCTTTAACCGAAATGTTTTTGGTGTGGTTCGTCAAAAAGCCAAGCTTGATAATCTTGTGCGTGAAGCTTTTGGCGAGGTTACTGGTGACGCCAGCGCAAAAGAACTGGCACAAGGTTGGAGTGCCGCCGCTGAAATGCTGCGCAAAAGATTTAACCGTGCTGGCGGTGCAATATCAAAGTTAGAGAATTGGGGCATGGCCCAAACGCACGAGGCCAGCGAAATTACCAAGGCCGGGTTTGATGCTTGGCGTGAGTTTATTGTTCGCAGATTAGACAGATCAAAAATGCTAGACGCGCAAACAGGCTTGCCGTTTAACGATGCAACTTTTGACCGTTTAATAGCAAACGCTTACAAAACCATCACTACAAACGGCGTTAATAAATTAAAGCCTAGCGGTGTGGGCGCTGGAAAGTCTTTGGCTAATCGCAATCAAGACCATAGGTTTTTGATTTTTGAAAACGCAACAGGTTGGATTGAATACCAAAAGAAGTTCGGCAAAGCTAACCCCTTTGACGCAATGATTACGCACGTCAGCAATATGTCCCGTGACATTGCATTGATGGAAATCCTTGGGCCTAACCCAGCGTCAACAGTTACGTTTTTAAAACAAACTTTGGTAAAAAATGCAGAAGGCGACGAAGCCGCAACAAAGGCTATCCAAGGTGCTGATAGTCAAATTGATAATTATTACAGCGCGGTAACTGGCAAGAATAATGAGCCGGTCAATGCTTTCTGGGCGCATACATTTGCAGGAATAAGGCAGGTTTTGCAATCGGCACAACTTGGTGCGGCATCTATTAGCGCCATAACAGACGTGAACTTTCAGCGTATGGCAAGGCAGTTTAACGGATTGCCTGTAGCAAATACTCTGACAAGCTATTTAAAAATGCTGTCGCCACTTGACGCAAAAGAAAAGGGTGAGCTTGCAATCAGACTTGGCCTAATTGCTGAGGGCTGGACTTCGCTAGCAAGCGGTCAAATGCGTTATGTTGGCGATATATCAGGTCCAGAAGTAACGCGGCGAGTTTCTGACTTTGTTATGAAAGCGTCACTGCTATCCCCAATGACAGCAGCAGGTCGGTGGGCGTTTGGAATGGAAACGTTTGGATTTCTAGCGTCAAACTCAAAGCGCACGTTTTCTGAGTTGAAAGTTGAAAACCCAAAATTTACAGCAATGCTTGAAAGATACCAAGTTGATGAAAGTGCTTGGAACGTCATTAGGACAACAACGCCATATGACCACAAGGGCGCTAAATTCTTGCGGCCTGCTGACATTATGGCGCGAAACGATGTTGGGCCTTTAGAGGCCGAAAGCATAGCTACTCGTTTACTTGAAATGGTAAACACAGAAACAAACTTTTCAACGCCGTCAACTGGCGTAGTTAGCCGCACTATGCTTACAGGCGGGACAAGACCGGGAACGGCTGTCGGTGAACTGACAAGATCCTTTGCCATGTATAAGGGGTTCGGCGTCAGCTTAATTAATAGCCACGGCATGCGTATGGCTGAACAGCCCACCGCTTTGGGCAAAGGCACATATCTTGCTGATTTAATTATCAGCGCAACGCTCATGGGTGCGCTTGCTTTGCAGCTAAAGGAAATGAGCAAGGGCCGTGATCCCAGACCAATGGACGATGAAACTGGTGAGTTTTGGGCAGCAGCATTTTTGCAAGGCGGCGGCTTAGGTGTGTACGGAGATTTTCTATTCTCTGACCTAAATCGTTTTGATCGAGGACTTGGCGAAACTATTGCTGGCCCTGTTGTTGGCTTTGCAAATGATGTCAAAAACCTAACGATTGGAAATCTTGTCGAGGCTATAGCTGGCGATGATACCAAGGCTGCGTCTGAACTTATAAAGTTTGGCGAAAGGTACACGCCGGGAAGCAGCATTTGGTACGCACGACTTGGCCTTGAACGAATAATTTGGGATCGATTGCAGATGATGAGTGATCCAAAAGCAATGCAGAAAATGCGCCGTGAAGAAACAAAATATCGACGCGAGTATGGGCAAAAATACTGGTGGGGACCGGGCGACATTGAACCTTCCAGAGAGCCAGATTTAAGCAACGCCAACCTTTCCAACCTGCTAAACATAGGGAAATAACATGACCGTCACATCCACCAACCAAAAAGTTACTTTCAACGGTGACGGCTCAACAACCGTTTTCGCATACAATTTTAAAATCTTTGCACAGACTGACCTGCTGGTAATCTTGCGGGTAACTGCAACTGGCACTGAAACAACGCAAAGCCTTACAACCAATTACACAGTCAGCGGAGTCGGTGAAGCATCTGGCGGCAATGTCACGATGGGAACAGCGCCAGCCAGCGGCACCACCCTCACAATCCTTCGAGTGCAGCCCAACTTGCAAGGCTTGGATTTAGTGCCAAACGATCCTTTCCCAGCGGGAAACTTAGAGGCGAGTTTAGACAAGCTCACGTTCATGGTGCAAACGCATGAAGAGGAAATCGGACGGTCAATTAAGGCGTCAAAAGCCAACACAATTACCACAACTGAATTTACCGTCAGCGCAACTGACCGAGCCAACAAAGTGTTTGCATTTGATAGCTCTGGCAACTTACAAATCTCTCAAGAACTTGGCACGTATCGTGGCAATTGGGCGGCAAGCACAGTATATGCGGTGCGGGATCTGGTCAAAGACACCAGCACTAATAATATCTTCATAGCGGTCACTGCGCACACAAGCTCGGGATCTCAGCCTCTTACAACAAACACGGACGCAGCTAAATGGGCGTTGATTGTTGACGCCGCCAGCGCGACCACAAGCGCCAGCACAGCCGCCACAAAAGCCAGTGAAGCGGCGGCGTCTGCTGTACTAGCATCTCAATGGGCAATCAAAACAGACGCTACAGTAGACGGCAGTAATTTTTCTGCAAAGTATTGGGCAACAAGTTCTGACGTTATTGCCGTTGCTGGCAAAGCCACAGAAATAGGGCGGCTTGGAACGTCTGCAAACGTCACGGCAATGGGTGTTCTCGGCACATCTGCAAACGTTACGGCTATGGCTGCAATCGCTGGCTCTAGCAGCGTTGAAATTCCTGCGCTTACCGTCAAAGGGGGCAACGGACAAGACGGTAACTTTTTTCTAATCGCAGATAATAGCGATGATGATGGTGATGATTGGGGGTTTTTTGCTAAAAACGATCCAGCAAAAACGTTGCAGATAGTTAATAATTCGGGCATATCTGGCGGCGTAATTTTAACTTTGACAAACAGCGCAAATTTGACAAGCGGCAGCACTGCAACATTCGCCGGTAATGTTGAGGTTGGCAATTCTTTGAAGTTTGAAAACTCAGTGAATGGTGGCTATTTCGGGTCAATCTCAGTAAAATCTGGAGGCGAAAGCAACGACGAACGGACAATCACATTGCCCGACCTTGACGGAACGGTTGCGCTTACCAGCCAACTAAGCGGCGTAACTGCTGGTCTAGTCGCTGATTTATCTCCGAAGCTCGGCGGCAATCTTGATGTAAACGGGAAAGATATTGTTTCAACCTCAAATGGGGCTATTGAACTTGATCCAAATGGTTCTGGCAAGGTTACTTTTAAGGGCAATGCAACCAAGGGCGCTGGTCAGTTTGTGCTTAACTGCGAACAAAACTCGCACGGCATTACAATAAAAGGGCCACCTCATAGCGCAGCCGCAAGTTATACTTTAACTCTACCAAACACCGATGGCTCTGCCAATGAAGTTTTAAAAACTGATGGCTCTGGCAATCTGGATTGGGTCGCGCAATCGGTGGCAGATGGTGCGGTCACTACAGCTAAAATTGCCGACAACGCAGTCACGACAGCAAAAATAAATGCTGACGCTGTTACAAATGCTAAACTGGCTGATAATTCTGTGGACAGTGAACAGTATGTTGATGGCAGTATTGATACGGCCCACCTTGCAGATAGTCAGATTACTGTTGCGAAAATGGCGGCAAATAGCATTGACTCTGCCCAGTACGTCGATGGCTCAATAGACACCGCACACATAGCAGATGCAAATGTCACGCAAGCAAAAATTGCTGGCGAAGCAATCAATGAAAGCAAATTGCAAGTGAGCAATAGTCCAACTAATGGATATTTTTTGTCGGCACAAAGCGGAAATACAGGCGGTTTAACTTGGGCGGCTAGTGGTGGGGGCGGTTCATCTGACTATGTACATATTAGTACACAAACAGTTAGCAGTGCTACAGCGCAAGTTGAATTTGATTTAAGCAGTTCCTCTTATGGTAGTTATTATATATTTGCACATGATTGTGCTTTTAGTGCGGCCCCTTCAAACCAGTATTGTTTGTATTTCGTTTTTTATAATGGTGCATACAACAGTAGTTCTATTGGCACTAACAGAATGAGCCTTAAGTATCAACAAGGGGTAGAGAGCGCTAGTAGTATCGCAACAGTCTCGGAATGGGCATATAACACTACCATGCTCTCAGGCACCACCCCGACCACCGACACAAGGTTTGGATTTTCTGGAGTAATTGGTGGACGAACTAATAGCCCAGTGGATCTCAATGCTTATTTTGTTACCGGCACTAACTCTTCTGCCTCGCCTAGAATCCGTGCCATTGCGCCAAACACAAGTGGCAACATGACATATATGATAGTCAAGCCTTCCACGACAACTTTTGCTGCGGGCAAATTCGCACTCTATGGACTAAAGGACGCATAATATGAAAAAATTAGTAAACAATGTTAGTGTTGATATGACCGCGCAGGAGATTGAAGAGCATGAAGCGGCAACGCCCACCGTTTTGCTTGAGGCTTACGCACGGGAGCGACGTGACTTATTGCTATCCCAAACGGATTGGTGGGCGGTGTCAGATCGCACAATAACTTCTGCCCAACAGCAATACCGAAATTTGTTGCGCGGAGTGCCCGAACAAGATGGCTTTCCAGATGACATTTCTTGGCCAGTTAAGCCAAGCTAATGGATAAGCGAACAGTCAGCAGCGCTCACCAGCGCATCGATGAAATGCAACTGCAAATTGTTGAGTTGCGTACAGAAGCAAAGGTCAATTTCCGTGACCTGTTCAACAGAGTTAAGCGCTTGGAGGCCGTGCTGATTTGCACCTCTGGCGCATCAATCGTTATGCTGTTGACGATCCTAACACGCATGGGCTAACGCCTAAACACCCCCCCCTAAAATTTACAGTGAGGCTGGCATGATTGATCCTGTCTCTGCTTTTGCTATTGCGTCAACTGCCTATACCAGCATTAAAAAAGTTATCGGACATGCCAAAGAATTAGAGGGCATATCTAAGCAATTGGGGTCGTGGTACGGCGCTTGTGCTGATATTAACAGAGCGCAAGCGCAGCGCAAAAACCCCACCTTTTTTGAACGTGCCACTCAGGGGCAGAGCATTGAAGAAGAAGCGCTTCAAATACTCATTCACCAAAAAACATTAAAGGAGCGCGAAGTGGAAATAGCCGCCATGATTAATATGCGTTTTGGCTGGGGAACATATGACGAAATGCTTGAAATGCGGCGGTCTATTCGCAAAGAACGGGCTGACCAAGAGCATGCCAAGGATGAATCTAGGCGGCAGATCAAAAACAACATGGCAATACTTACGCTTACCGTGATGATATTTGGCGTACTTTTTGGCGGCATATACTTAGTTGCGTCAGTAACGTGAACACAATCTTACCCCTGATTTTAGCGTCATCTTTGCTGAATCCTGAGTATATCACCTGTAATCTTTGGAAATACGTGAGAAACGGCGATGAGCTTGTCTGCCTATATTCGGGCAAGAACGGCACCTTGGGATATCACTACCCTACGCTCAGTTTCCGCGAATGCCCCAAGCAATTTGAATGCCTGTATATGCCCAACTCCAAAGCAAAGGTCAGCTTAAAAGACATACTGAAAGGACTATCAGATGGGTTTTGAAAAAATACTAGAATACAAAATCATGCCCCGGCTCATGATGTTCGTAATGACTGTCATGTATATCCGCGTGATTGAATGGGGCATGTCTTTAGATGACCTGTCTACACAGCAAAGCGCAATGATTTCTATCTGTTCTGGGTCAATGACAGGGGCTTTTGCAGTATGGCTAGGGTCTGAGAAATGAGCATACTCAACGCTTTGATTGGCCCCGTCACCGGCTTGCTTGATAAGGTTATACCCGACAAAGGCGAGGCCGCACGGCTGGCGCATGAGATTGCCACAATGGGCGATAGGATGGCGCATGAGCAAACACTAGCGCAGCTTGAGGTTAACAAGGTTGAGGCCGCTGGCAATTGGTTTCAATCAAGCTGGCGACCCTTATGCGGTTACGTCTGTGTGATCGGTCTAGCGGTCAACTTTCTGGTCTCACCAATCGCCGCCGGGTTTGGCGTCAACATCCCACAAGCAGATATGGCCGTCATGATGCCGGTGCTGACAGGCATGCTGGGTTTGGCAGGAATGCGTAGTTTTGAAAAGGTTAAAAAGGTAAGCTAATGAAACAATCTTGGGATCAAATTTTCGAGTGGATCATTAAACATGAGGGCGGTTTCGTAGATCATCCCGATGATCCGGGCGGCATGACCAACCTTGGCGTCACACGCAAGGTCTGGGCCGATTGGATCAAGCGCGATGCTACTGAGGCAGATATGAGGTCGCTCACCAAAGACGATGTTAAGCCGCTATACAAGAAATGGTATTTCGACAAGGTGCGCGGTGATGATCTGCCGGCTGGCGTTGATTGGTGCGTTGTTGATGTGGCCGTAAACTCAGGCCCAAGCAGAGCCGCCAAGATGTTGCAGAAATGCGTAGCGGCCAAGCAAGATGGTGCAATAGGGCCAATGACGCTGAAGGCTGTTGCGGATCAAAACGCTGAAAAATTAGTAGGGCAGATGCACGAGGTGCGCCAGAAGTTTTACAATGATCTAGGCAAGCCAATGTTTATAAAAGGCTGGACCCGGCGCAATGACGAAACCCGCGATCAGGCGCTAGATATGCTTGGCGATTACTAATGGGTAGACCCGTTAAGTCTGGCGACAACCCCAGACGAGCAAGCTTTCTGGCGCGCATGGGTAACATGCCGGGGCCAGAATACAAGGACGGTAAGGCAACGCCACTGCTGTCATCCCTGCGCGATTGGGGAGCCTCGTCAAAGGCTGAAGCCAAGCGCAAATCAAAAGCAATCAGCAAACGAAACAAAGCAAAAGGATAAAGCAATGCCCGGACTCTATGAGAACATAAACAAAAAGCGCAAACGTATCGCAGGCGGGTCAGGCGAAAAAATGCGCAAGGCTGGATCTAAGGGTGCGCCCAGTGCCAAGGATTTCAAAGACAGCGCAAAGACCGCAAAGAAATCAATCATAGGCAAAGGGCGCAAATATTAATGAACCTTGCGCGGCACAATCTGCAAACCTTTTGGCGTCAGCTTGAGGGTAAAGGTTTTCCCTCTCACAACGTTTGATCTGGCTTCCTCTAAGATTGCCAACAGCACAGCTTGCGACTGATCATAGATTTCTTGCCAGCCTGATCGGTGATTTGATTGGTTGAACAACTCAGCGGTTGCATGCTTATGCGCCAAGCACATTTCGTCAAAGGTTGGCTCAACGCCGTCACCAAGGGATGCGATATTTACCATTAAAACAATCCCCCTTGTGCGGCGAAACAAGCGTCACTGACCGCACAGCCTGCCCAAGCAGCAGCCCAAATGCCTAAGCCTACCGCAAGGACGGCAATTGCCTCTGTTAAAACCGTTGAAATACGGGGCTTAAAGTTGGAACTTTCGCGTGTAACATACTGACATTTGTGCGCGTTTGTGAGCGCTAAAGTTCCAAGCTTTTGACATAAGTTGTTGTTATTGTTTGTTACTGGGCGTCCTGTCAGGTGCGCCATTACCATGCTAACCATTTGATTTTACTTCCTTTTTCATATAAAAAATTCCAACTTATAAAAATGTTGGAGCTTTTTGTTCTTGTCTTGTACTTGTAAGCACTGCTTTTTTCGAGAACTTTTTGATGTAGGCTTGCACTTCTGACAAGCTTTCATGGCCCGTCCAAGCCATAATTTGTGGGGCGGTTGCGTTTGCTTCCGCGCATTGGATTGCACGAAACTTCCTTAAACCGTGGGCGGTGAGATCGTCAGCAAGTCCAGCCTGTTTAGCCTTTTTACTAAACCAGCTTGAGACAGACTTTTCTGACCTGCTTGCTCCCCTTGATGTTACCAAAAACGTCAGGTGATCTTTAGGCACTGCTTGGATTGCCTTAATGCAAAACTGCTGATCCTCAATCATGCTTAACGCAAAGTCAGGCAAGTGGCGATGTAATGGTACATACACTGGGCCACCTGTCTTGTGCTGCTTAAAGTGCAGCCAACCATCATCAGTAATATTGCCCCGGCCCAGCCGCACTAAATCAACACAGCGCATGCCTGTCCAATTAAGAATTTCAAGTGCTAGTCTTGCTGGCTGTTGGAGATCAAAGTGATTACGAAACTTTACCACGTCCAAAGCTTGCCACGGCGTGTGACCGTCACTTTTGGCTACGGCAGCTCTCTTGATATTATCAGTAGGGTCAAGGTCAAGCGCATATTGCACAACAAAATATTTAGCAAAAGACCGCCACATTTTAAGTTGATTAATTTGCGCGTGACCATCAAACCGTGACAAATCTTTTTGCACATGCTTACGCTGGATATGTTTAACTTGCGCTTTGCCATATGAATCGACGGTGTTTTCCAGCATGGCGCGGTATCGCTGTCTGGTGATTTCTGCCAACAAGCCAAACGCATGACTTGCCTTATACCCCACAGCCGCCTCTGCCAGACTGCCTGCATACGCCGGGTCTTGCACTGCCTCACCGTCTTGCATCAATACCCAAAGATCCCATGCTTTCGCGTAAGCTGACAGAAACGCAGGGTGGTGCGGCGGTTGTGCTGGCATTCGCCATTCTTTAGGGAATGGTGAGCGCTCATTTTTGGGTCGGAAATAAAACCGTTGTGTGCCGTTGGTGTTCCAGCCTGACGAATTTAAGTGTTTTAGCCAAATTCCAGATCCGCGCATTATGGTTCTCCCTCTATGCCGAATAACCTATTGGTTGAATCGCCCCCCCCCACGTCTTTAGGTTGTGAGATTTCAAGGCCGTCCAGACTGTCTTGAAGTTCTGAAAGCAGCCAAATTTTAGCGCCACCGGCATTTCTTGCTGGCGGTAGTGATCCCAGCTTTACCATCTTGGCAAACTGGGTGAGCGATATTCCGCAAAATTCAGCGGCGTCATTGCGTTTTAACGCTGATGGTATTAAGTTTTTTCTTAGCATTTTTACCCCGCAAGTAATAATTACGGACACCGCTGGCGTACCAAAGTTTTGGATTGGTTTTGGTGGAAGTGGGGCTTGCGATACCATGTGAATTTAAAGTGTCTGCGATCTGCTGATAGCTCAATCCTTGCTCTTTAAAGTCTGACAATGTTTTAAAATAATTCATTGTTCTAGCGAGTACGATTTCACTCTTGCGTTTGTTGGCTAAAGATGGATCTGGTGATCCAAGCTTGCTCACCATGTTTCCTGCCTTACTGACGTGTGCTTTGCCGTTAGCAAATTGAGCCTGTATTTTTTCCAACGATGCTTTTGATCTGCTGGCTACTGCTTTGACATCGTCAAGAGCAATATCAAGAGCCAGTGCAACATTGTTGCGGTTGATGCTTGGACTTTCAATTACGTTGAACTCAACACCAGCAGATTTTAAAAACGCCAACGCCTCGTGCTTGGTAGTCGCAAACTGTGTAAGACAAACGGCTGATAGCGCAACGTTCTTATTCTTACAAAATTCGACAGCGCGACCCAATGCTGGTCGATCCTCTGGACGCATGCTTCGATGGTCATCTGTCTCCCGAAACCAAGTGGGCGAGAGTTCACTGGACTTGATATAAGCTTTTAGCTCTTTTAAATTTTCGGGTTTACTGTCGCGTGGCCGCAAGTAAGCGGCTGTCATGGTACTCATTTTCATCGCTCCGATATTTTTTTTATACAGTTTATTTTTCGTGGCTACTAAAAATGTTGGTGGGCCGGTCGGGCAATCTTGCCAGCTTGAAGCGTTCACATAGCAACCGCCAGCTTGAGCAAAACTACTTTTCGTTGCTGGCATGACGATATTCGCCGCGTCCCACTTCGGGACATACCTAGACCAAATAAACCCACTTCCTCTTTCTGTCTGCACTGTTTTATACCTCTACTTTGCTAAGCGCTGTGTCGTCGCGCATATCCGAGCCAATCTAGTTATACTTTCAACATACATATTAAACTAATCTATACAAGTCTAAAGTAGCCTATTGACCAATTATATTAGCATGTCATACAAATCTAAATACAACAAAGAAAGCCAACGTGTATGAAAAAATCACAGTTTAACATACAGTTACCACTCAATATCATTGATGCGGTCAAAGCGTCAGCAAGTAAGAATATCCGTAATCCAAGTCAAGAAACCGAGGCTGCATTGCGTGAATGGCTAAATCTGTACGATGATTTGTACGAAGAAAAGCTGATCAAGGCAGCGGGTGAGGTCAGCTAATGGCTAACGCAAATGCAATCGGCAGCGGTTACGAGCGCGAAATAGTCAATTTTCTTAACCTCGAACTCGGCCAAGCGTTCTCGCGAAACCCTTATAATCAGCAGAAAAAACCCAATCAGCCCGACATTGTTTGCGATTGGCCGAACTTTCCATTCGCCATTGAATGCAAGAAATACGCGAAATCAGGATTTTGCGATCTCAGGCCCGCATGGTGGCAGCAAGCCTGCAATGCCGCCGATGAGGCAAGCAAACTGCCGGCGGTGTTCTACCGCTATAAAGGACAAAGCGCGACCACCGTTGCTATTTGCTCAAACGCGCTCGGCCTTGGCGGATACAGAGGCGGCAGTGATACACCGCGTCGGCATATCGTAAAAACCGACCTCGATTTTTTCTGCTATCTGGCGCGCGAAATCATGGCGAGCGCGGCATGGGTCAAGCTATGAACCATTACACCCTGCCCGATGGTAACGTGCTAATTAGTTTTTCCGGTGGAAGAACCAGCGGCTACATGCTGCACGAAATACTGAAGGCCAATGACGGCTTGCCTGACCGCGCAAAGGTTGTGTTTGCCAACACGGGGCGGGAGATGCCCGAAACGCTAGACTTTGTGCAAGCCTGTTCAGATCGCTGGAACGTTTCTATTACTTGGGTCGAGTATTTTGACGGCAACAACGGTAGTGGGTTTGCAGAAGTAAGCCGCAAAAGCGCGGCTATGGACGGACAACCTTTTGAGCAAATGATTGTGAGAGATAAAAGGCTACCTGACGTAGTGCGCCGATTTTGTACGCGAAAATTAAAAATACTGCCAACAGTGAAATACTTGAAATCTATCGGATGGACTAAATGGCACAACGCTGTTGGGATACGGGCAGACGAGGCACGGCGTATAAAGCCAGCGCCGGTAAAGTATATCACCCAATGGTTCCCTTTGAATAATGCTCAAATAAGAAAGCCTGACGTGGCTGAATTTTGGTTGAAGCAAAATACAGCATTTGGTCACGACCTTCGCTTAACAACAACAAGTAATTGTGACGGCTGTTTCCTTAAAAGCGAGGCAAACAGAGCTGCAATGTGGCGCTCTCACCCTGACAGAATGCAGTGGTGGGTCGATATGGAGAAAAAGGTCGGCAGTCAATTTATCGACAGTCAAGGATATGCCCAGCTTGGTGACTTTGTGCAGCGTCAATTTGATTGGATATTCGATGACGAGGCATTTCTTTGCCAGGCTTCAGACGGGGAGTGCACAGGATGAGCAATCCTAGCAACCAAGCGATGCTGATCTGCACAGAATGTGGCGGCACCGGAACTATCCTCATAGAATTGTATCACCGGCAGGGCTTTGATCGGGACAACGGATATATCCAAGAGCGGGTTGAGGTCTGTGAAGATTGCAGCGGATCAGGGGAGGTTGAAAATGGTGACAGTACGGAAGAGTAAAGCCGGTTTCACGACAACCGCTAAGTCAGACGAACAGATGACAAAAGAGGACATCAGGAATCGGCAAGCTTGCTCAATGAGATTCAGAAGAAACGTAACAGTAAGCATGAAACAACCGCCTTGGGAGGGCACAAAAGATGAACAGAGAAAAAGCAGAAAAAGCAGGTGAGGACATAATTAATTGTCTGTCAAAGATTTGCGAAAAAGAAAATGAGTGGTGCAGAAACGTTATACGTGCGACCGAAAATGCAGCGACAGAAGGCGCAAGAGAAATTCGCTCAACTGCAACTAAAGAGATCTCACAGCGAGTTGCACAGTATCAAATGCACATCAATCAGGTGCACGAGATCTTAGATGCTGCATATTTCAAAGAGCCGCAGAAATCAATCATTGGCACACCATCTACCCTTGTCAGCAGGTTCCAAATCATTGACGCAATCGAAAGGTCAAACGGGACCGGACTATATAAAAACAGAGCAATTAACGCGATCATGGAAAAGCTAAGTGATAATGTTAAGGCAAACGATCTGCTAAGTTATGAAATCTTTGATTGGATGGATTGTCACAATTGTGGTGAGCGCACAGCAGATTTTATCATGGAAACGCTGGCGAGTTTGAGGTCACCAGCATGATAACCTCAGAGAGCAATGAATCTTATCACGCTAACCCGGCCATTGGCTCAACCAGCGTCAAGGCTGCTGCACTTAATTCAGTCGCGCACTGGCATGGGGCTGAGTTTAAATCATCGCCAGCGATGGATCTGGGCAGCGCTGTGCATGCCAACTATTTGGAACCGGAAAAATTTCTGGTAAAGCGCGGCCCAGAGTCCAGACGCGGCAAGGCATGGCAAGACGTATATGAAGGTCGAGCCACAGATGAGGTGGTCTTGCCGGTAGGCGAATATCACAAAGCTGAAGCTATGGCTGTGGCGCTGCACGACAATCCGCATATGGCAGAGCTTAGGACGCAAGAAGGCTGGCAAATAGAGCAAAGCATTTACGTGGATTGCCCGGAAACCGGGCTAAAGCTGAAGTGCAAAGCTGACGCATACAACTCTAATTTGCGCTGTGTGATGGACGTCAAGACCTGTCAAACAGCCAACCCGGCAGCATGGCAATCACAGTATGGGCCGTTTTACAAGTTTGGCTATCACATACAATGCGCGTTTTACATGCGGGTATTGGCACTACAAGGCATTGATATTAATAAGTTTTATATCTTTGCCGTCGAAAGCACAGCACCACATGCAACCCAATGCTTTGACATCAGCAGCGACACGCTGAAGCACGGTGAGGCGGTAATGATGGACACGCTGCACAGGATAAAAGAAGCGCAAGAGTCGGGCGAATACCTGACAGGCTGGCCCGATTGGGCTGTTTTATAATCTAACCATACAAGTCTAAATATACATCATACAAGGAGCAAAATGATGATCTACAAAATTGAAAATGTTGAATGCCTTTGGCCCAAATTGGACAGAGCATACAAGTTCGACGCCATGCAAAACCGCAGCGTCAGTGTTGACGCCACAGATGTTGAGGGCAGCTACGAGGTCAACGTTGTGCTGAACGAGGATGAAGCAAAGGCGCTGGCAGGGGCAATGCGCAAAGAGTTTAACGCCCAGCGCAAAGACGATTGGAAAGATTGGACGCCAAAGTCTTTGGATGGCGTGTTTAAAAAGGATGAAACCGGGCATTACATCGCCAAGATCACAAAGAAAACGTATGGCGATGCCAACTCTAAGCCCAAGCAATGGATGCAAGACGGATCTGCGGCACAGCCT